CTGAACGAGGATGCATGAGCAATATCTATCTGACACTGGGCGGCGTTGCGTTCCAGGATTTTGAAGTCCCGGAAAAAATCTCTTTCGGTGGCCGGCAGCGCGTGGCGGTGCATGAGCTGATCGGCGGCGGCCGGGTGGTTGACACGCTCGGCGGGCAGCCCACTGAAATCTTGTTTTCCGGTATCGCGTCCGGCTCGGATGCCACGGCGCGAATTCAATCGTTGGACACCGCCTGCGCCGCGGGTTCGGTGCTGCCGCTCGGCTGGGATGCGTTTTTCTATAATGTAGTCATTTCGGAATTTACCGCTGACTATACGAAGCCCTATTGGATCCCGTTCGAGATTTACTGTGTGGTGATTGCCGATGCGGCGGTCTCGAACCTGGCTGTTCCCGCCGTGGCCGAGAATTTGATCAGCGGTGATTTGAGCAGCGCCGCGGTTTGGGCGAGCCAGGCCGGGCTTGGTGGATTTAGTTTTACCAGCGCCGGTGCGGTGGCGGCGCAAGCGGCGTGTGGTGCTGTTATTAGCGCCGCCGGCGGCGGCGTGTTGAGTAGCGTTGTGGTGGTGAATAATCCATCGACCATATTTGCGGCGGTGGATGCCTTGAACGGCCTCGGCGCCGATGCCGCCACGTTGGCCGCGGCAACCTATGCCAGCGGCTATTTGAAGCGAGCGGTGCAAAATATTTCTCTGGGTGAGTTGTGATGCAAGTGACAGTGATTGGCGGCAATCTCTTCCATCTCGCGGCGGTTTATTTGGCGGACGCGACGCAATGGATACGAATCGCGCAAGCGAACGACCTTTCCGATCCAGTATTGATCGGGCTGGTTGAGCTGACAATCCCGCCGGTTGACCCAACTGCCGGAGGCGGGATTGCCAACTGAGCTGCCGGAAATTCGCCTGACGATTGGTAAAGTGCCGGTCTTTGGCGCGGTATCGGTCAAGCTGGAGCAGGAATCTTATTTCTGCGCCAGCCGATTCAGCGTGACGCTTGCGATGGGGGTGCCGCCCTTATGGCAGCTTGCCGATTACGCCGTGCTGAGCCTGCAGACGTTGACGATAGAGATCGCATCCTCGCCATTCGGGTTTGTAAATGTGATGACCGGGCAGATCGATAATGTCCGGATCGATTGCGCGGCACAATGCGCTGTGTTGAGCGGCCGCGATTTATCCGCCCGGATGATTGATACCGAAAACGCCGAGACCTTTGTGAACCAGACCGCGAGCGAGATTGCCACCATCATCGCCGGCCGTCATGGGTTGGACGCGAATGTGGTTTCGACAACCGCGATCGTCGGGCAATATTATGAGCTTGACCATGCACGCAGCGCCTTGCAGCTGCATTCGCGCGCCGGCAATGAATGGGATTTGCTGGTCTGGCTGGCGCAGAATGAGAATTATTATGTCTCGGTGACCGGAACCTCCTTGAATTTCGGGCCGTTGCAGGTGCTGGAACCGGCGCTGATTTCGCAGCAGGATTTCATTGAACTTTCGATTGACGTCGCACTAACCATTCCAAGTTCGACGAAGGTGATGTCCTGGAACAGCCGCAACAAAATCGCCGTCACGCAATCGGCTGGTGACGGCACCACGACAACGACTTTGGTCAGGCCGAATTTGACCAGCGCGCAGGCGCTCGACATGGCGAACAATCATCTCTCAACGATTGCGCGGCATGTAACGGTTCTGGAGGCGCGGTTGCCAGGCGAGCTCGATTTGCTGCCGGGGTCGCCGATTTATCTCAGCGGCACGCAATCGCCGCTCGATCAGATTTATGTCATCGACGGTATCGTGCGCGAACTGGATGCCGCGCATGGCTTCGTGGAGACGATCCGCGCTTACGCCACGAACTAAGGAAATATGTTTGGAACGTTTCTGGAATCTGGTGAAAGCCCGTGCCGGCGGCATGGATGGGCTTGCCGGCGTGGCGCGGTTTGGTTTGGTATCAAGTTTTGATCCAAACAGCTACGCGGCGCGGGTGCTGATACAGCCTGAGAATATTTTATCTGGCTGGTTGCCGGTACTCTCACATTGGGTTGGCAATGGCTGGGGTTTCGCAGCACCGCTGGCGCCGGGCGACCAGGTGCTCGTGCTATCGCAGGAGGCGGAGTCGGAGCATGGGGTGATCATGGGTGCGGTTTGGTCGGCGGTGGACCGGCCTCTGCCGGCTCCCAGCGGCGAGCTATGGTTGCAGCACCAAACGGGAAGTTTTCTGAAACTGCATAATGACGGGACAATTGCGATGCAGGCGAGCCAGGTGACCATTACCGGAAATCTCATCGTGAGCGGCGATATCTCGGATCAAAATCAAACTCACGGCACGCTTGCCAATTTGCGCAGCGCGCATGATACGCACACGCACACAGATCCCCAAGGTGGGAACACCGGTACGCCGTCGGTGACCGTCTAATGCCCGATCTGGCGTTGTTTTTCGGTGACGATCTCACGATCGGCCCGACCGGCGATCTTCTGCTTGCCAGTTCTACAAGCCTGACACAGCAGCGCGTTTTGCGCCGACTGCTGACCAACCAAGGCGATTATATCTGGCAGCTTGGCTACGGTGCCGGGCTCGCGCAATTTGTCGGCCAGCCCGGCGCGCCCGCGGTCATCGCCGGCATTGTACGGACGCAAATGTTGCAGGAAACATCGGTTGCCAACCTGCCGGCACCGGTCGTCAACGCTGAGGCGGCGGCTGATGGAACCGTTAATCTTTCAGTGCGCTATGCCGATGCGCAAACCGGCAACGCTGACATTCTAAGCTTTTCCGTTTAGGAATTTTGATGCAGCTTTCATTGCAGAATTTCTCCACCCTGGTTGAGGGGATGGCAGCCTCTGTCCAGGGTGCTGCCAGCGCCTTGTTGGATCTGACCGTTGGCTCGGTCCTGCGCGCCATCCTGGAAGCCAACGCGTCGGTGGCATTATGGCTGCAATGGTTGATTGTGCAGGTGCTGGCGACAACGCGGCTTGCCACCAGCGTCGGTGCCGATTGCGATAGTTTCGGTGCTGATTTTGGCTTCACGCGCTTGCCCGCGGTCGCCGCGACCGGACAAGTCACGTTCGCACGTTTCACGCCGAGTGTGGCGGCGTTCATCCCGGTCGGCACAAATGTCTCGGTCGCGGGTAATGGCGCCAGCTTTGTGGTGATCGCCGATACCACGAATGCGGCCTACGCATCGGCGGCCGGCGGCTATAATCTGGCGGCGGGTGTGAGCAGCGTGAATGTCACGGTCGTTGCCAACGTTGTAGGCTCAGCCGCCAATGTTCAGTCGGGTGCAATATCGGTCATCACGACGGCTTTGCCGGGCATTGATACGGTGACCAACGCCACCGCCTTTACCGGTGGTATTGATCCGGAAAGTGATGCGGCATTTCGCGCCCGTTTTGGCAATTATCTAGGCAGTCTTTCGAGAGCGACGGACATCGCCATTGGCGCCGCGATCGCCGCGATCCAGCAAGGTCTGAGCTATACGATTGCGGAAAATATAAACCAGGCCGGTGCGGCACAGCCGGGGCATTTTGTTGTCACGGTGGATGACGGCTCGGGCAATCCGCCGTCGAGCTTATTGAGCGCCGTACAACAGGCAGTGGACGCGGTGCGACCTGTCGGTTCAAGTTTCGCGGTGCAAGGGCCGATCGTGACGCTCGCCAATATATCGCTGACGCTAACCACCGCAAGCGGTACGCCGCATAATGCCGCCGTTGCCGCGGTTGCTTCCGCGATTGAGACCTATATCGCCAATCTCGGCATCGGTATGAGCCTGAATTACACGCGGCTGGCGCAGGAAGCTTACGCAGCCTCGGCGAATGTGACGAATGTCTCCAACATTCTGTTGCAAGGAACCAATGCTGATCTGGTGCCGCCTTTGTTCGGCGTGATCCGCGCCGGCACGGTGACGGTGGGCTGAGCATGATTGGCGATGTCAACGATATGCTGAGCCGCATCAAATCGGTTCTGCCGGCGCGCTGGTTCGGCGACACGACACCGGTTCTGGATGCGCTGCTGAACGGTCTCGCCTGGGCCTGGAGCGGGCTATATGCGCAGCTTGGGTTTACAAAGACGCAGTCCCGCCTGGCGACAGCGAGTGGCGTGTTTCTCGATATCGCGTCGGCGGATTATTTCGGGCCAACGCTGCCGCGCCGGACCGCCGAGTCTGACAATGTATTCAGCCAGCGGATACGGGCAAATTTAATCGCGCCGCGCGCAACCAGGGCTGGCGTCGCGCTGGCGCTACTCAACGAAACCGGCCGCGCGCCTGTGATTTTTGAACCTTTGAATGCCACCGATACAGGCGGTTATAATACCGGCTTTCTCGGCTACGGCGTATCCGGCGGCTATGGAAGTTTCTCGGTGCCGTTTCAGTTTTTCATCCAAGCCTATCGCCCGAACGCGAGCCCGGTTGCCAATGCGGGCGGCTATAATGAGGGGCCTGGCGGCTATGATGACGGGCCGATGTTTTACGCCAACCTCGCCGATGTTTCCGGCCCGGTGACCGATGCGGATATTTATGCCGCGGTGACGGCGGTACTACCGGCGGCCACCACCGCGTGGATGAACATTTCCAACTGACATCTGAATAAGGATCAAGAATGGACCGCAATATTGTCTATCCGGGCAGTATCCCCCTGGATACGGATATACTCGGGGTCAACCGCAATGCGATGGTGGGAATTGCGGCTCTCACCGCGGCGACGCTCGGCGGCAGCGTGGTTGCCGATGGGCTCGCCTGCAGCCCGACCGCGCCGGCTTCGCTGACGGTCACCGTCGGTCCAGGCAGCATCACGCAATTATCGCCGCTTGATGCCAATGCCTATGGCTCGCTCGCCGCTGATCTGACCGATGAAATTGTCAAGACCGGGATTAATCTGCAGAGCACAAGCTTCACGCTGACCGCGCCCGCAACATCGGGGCAATCGGTAAATTATCTGATTGAGGCGGCATTTTCCGAAATTGATGCCTCGCCGGTCGTGCTGCCCTACGTCAATGCCGCCAACCCGGCGCAGCCTTATTCGGGGCCGAGCAATTCCGGCACGGCGCAAAATACCCAGCGCACCCAGCGCGTGCAGTTGCAGTTAAAGCCAGGTGCCGCCGCTGCCGCCGGTGCGCAAACCACGCCGGCGGTCGATAGCGGCTGGGTCGGCCTGTATGTCATCACGGTGAATTACGGCCAGACGGCGATCACCGCATCCAACATTACAATTTCCCCCGGCGCACCGTTTTTGAATTACAAACTTCCCAGCCTGCGGCCGGGTTTTTCCGCGATGCAGGTATTTACATCAAGCGGTACCTTCACCGTGCCGAATGGTGTTAGCAGTGCCTATGTCACGGTGATCGGCGGTGGCGGCTCTGGCGGTTTTCACAGCACGATGCCAGGTGCCGGTGGCGGCGCCGGCGGTTCGGCCGAGGGCATCGTGACTGGCCTTGCCGCCGGACAGGCGATTGCGGTGACCGTGGGTGCCGGCGGTGCGGCACCGTCCAGCCCCGCGAATGGCAATAATGGCGGCACCTCGAGCTTCGGAACTTTCATGTCGGCTACAGGCGGTGTTGGCGGTTCCGGCGGCACGGTCGCGCAATTTGCCATGGCCGGCGGCGCTGGCGGCATCGGTACCGGCGGGCAGATTAATCGTGGCGGCTCCTATGGGCTTGACGGGATCGTTGCCGCTTGCCGCGGCGGTGATGGCGGCGGCCCTGGCAATGGCCGCGCCTCCAGCGGGCCGGTCGCCGGCATCAGCGCCACCGGCTTTGGTGGCGGTGGCGGTGGCGGCGGCACGACGACGAGCGGCAGTCCGGTTGGCCAGCCGCCGGGTGCTGGTGCCGCCGGCATCGTCATCATCAAATATTGAGGAAAGACCATGAGCACTCCAGCCAATCATATCTGGCGGCCATCAAATGCGCGCTATGTTCAGATCGACGGCTTCGTCGCAACACCGCGCGGCCCGCAAGTGCCACCGGCCACAGCTTTGGCATGGCCCGCGAAAGATCCAGGTGACACGCTCGATTATGTGTTCGACATCACGCCGGCTCTCACCGCCAATCCGGGCGATAGCATTGCGACTCTTGATATCACGATTTCGCCGAACAATCCGGGTGACCTCACACTGGCCTCTTCGAGTGCCGATGGTCCGCGCGCGGTGCTTTGGCTGAGCGGTGGCCAGCCGCTCACCACCTATACCGTGACTGTAAACATCACCAGCGCCGGGGGTCGGACGCTGGCGCGCAGCATCTCGCTGCCGGTGGTCACGCTCGCATCCGTCCCTGCACCTGCCTCGGCCCTTACAACGCCGGCCGGGCAACCTTTGACCGACCCGACCGGAACGCCACTCACCACTTTCTAAGGTACGCACATGCCCACGATTGGACAATTGCCACCGGCAAGCTCGGTGTCGGATACTGATGAGCTGCCGATTTTCCAGAACGGTCAGACGCTGGCGGCGACGCGCGCGCAGGTTTTGGCGGGCGTGCAACCGGTGCTGAGCATGCCGCAGAACACGCTCCTCGGTGGTGTCGGGCCAGGAACCGCCGCCCCGGTGGCAATTTCCATCGGCGCCAATCTGGCAATTTCCGGTGATACGCTTTCAGCCACCGCGGCACCGTTTGTGATTCCGGCGTTGCCGGCGGGTATCGTGCCGGAGCCTGCCGATAGCGTGCCGGTTGGCCAGGCCGGTGCCAATGCCGCTGTCAGCTATGCCAACTTCATGTCAGGTATCGGCAATGTGCCGGGCCTGCCGGCGGGAGCGATGCTGGCGACCGCCGCTTCTGCCACAACCGCGCGCAGCCTCTCGGCCATCGCGGCGAACGCGGTCTCCATCGAGGATTTCGGCGCCGCCGGCGACGGGGTGACCGATGACAGTGCGGCGTTGCTCGCGGCGATTGCATCCGGCAATCCGGTCAGGTTCGGCGCCAAAACCTATGCGATCGCTGGTGAGTGCGATATCGCGGCGGCTACTTGCACATTGCTCGGCGTCCCCGGATTGACGATTGTCACGCGCCCGGCGCAATCAAAGCTCGGCACGTCCGCGACGGCGGCGTGGCTCAGCCTGTCATCGGCTAATGTCTATCTCGATGGCATTATTTTTGACGCCGGCAGCACGATTACCAA